TTATAGACCCTTATTTAGAGAAAAATAACTTAAAACCAAAGCCATGAAAAAATTATTATACATAGTCTGTCTGATATGTTCTGTAGCCTATGCTCAGGATAGTATATCAAAAATGCAACTGCTCCATGATGGTTTTAAAACAATGGATTCAATAAATAATTTTATAGTGTTGGAGTTTCCGAATAAAACTCAAAAGGCATTATACAATGCATCTTTAACAACATTGAATAGTTTTTATGTAAGTCCTAAAACTGTGATTACACCACATGCTGATGAATCTATTGTGGTTGAAGCTATTTCACAAAATTTAGATGATGGTTTATACACATACTCAATGCGCTATAATATGATAATTCAGTTTAAGGAAGGTAAAGTGAAATTTCAACCAAAAATAATTGGATTAACTAGAACGTTTTATGAAAAAGAATATAAAATGTATGTGTGTTCCGAAGATTCACCAAATCGTGTTGAGATAGAGTGTATTTGGATGTTTAGCAATAAAGACAATAACTATTTTGTTATCAAAAAAGAAATTAAAGCCTTATTAGAACGTTGGATTAATGGTTATATCACAGCACTTCAAAAAGGTATTAAAGAAAATGATTGGTAAACTCCCTAAACTATGAATAAAAACCCTCCAACCAGAGGGTTTTTTTGTGTCCTAACTTTTTTTTACACACACTACATTATTTTATAGTTTTGCTTTATATCTTCAAATGCAACGAGGCAAAAACAAGCTTTACAATAATGTAGTACCAGAGTTTACTCCTGGAGTTGGCCAATACAAAAAGCGCAACACTAGCATAGAAGCTCGCAGAGACGTTATGGCTCATAGGTATTATTACCACGCTATTATTTGCAGACTACGTTATGATGATTGCATTATTAACCTACACCAAGAGTTTTTTATACAACCAAACACAGTCATTAGAGAGCTGGAGCTTCGGTTAGATCTCATTAACCATTTGGTAAAACAAACCTTATCTACTAACGAGCTTCGTAAGCTTTATCCTTGGCTTAATTGGTCTAATAAAAATTAAACAGCAGCAGTAAAGTCCAGATACGAGGTGGTAAAACTTATACCAGACACTTTGTATTGATCTGGTCTTAACTCATCAAACTCATTCACACGTTTTAAGGTATTCATTTCAGTAGTACTCCAACCTTGTAGAGCTTTATATACCTTTTGTTTTATATCAAAATAGTTTAAGCTGTCAAGTCTATCAGCTTCAGGTGTAATGTTGCTGGTTTCTCCTGTAAAATCAAAACACAGTCTAATGGTTATTAGTGCAGCACACTCTTGTTTGGTGCTGTTTAGGTTTTCGGCCTTTGGCAGTTGTAGTTGTATTAAAGCAGCTGGAAACACAATTGGTGGTCTGCTAAAATTCATTTGTCCTTTTTCAAGGTCTATCCATTTCAGTTCTGGTACTTCGGCTTCAAGCCTTGCTATAAGAGCTTCATATAATGTTTTCATGAGTTAAAATGTTTTGTTAATTTATCTATTAAAACAGCATTTAAGTATTTGGAGTGACCCATAAATTGACGCTGTGGCATGGTAAAATCTACATTTCTGCTATGTGCTTTAATTTGTACAGTTTTGCCTTTTCCCATAAAGTTTCTGGTTGGGTGTGCTTTTACTTTTACCAAGCCTTTTACTCGCAAACCTTCATTGTGTATTTTGGCATAAGGCACTCTGCTATTACCAGCACTTATACGTACTTGGTTCGGTTTTACAATGCTTGGTCTTATGCTACGTTGCAACCTACCAGAGGCTGTTAAAATGCGTCCACGTCCACGTCCTTTTTTGGCTGCGTATTTTGGCTGTAATGGTTGCCAAGGTATTTTATCCCATTCTTGGGTTTTAAATCTGTCCTGGAAAAACTCGGTTGCTGTTTCAGCAATAATGTTCGGAATGTCAACATGCATTCTGTGGTCAAACTGCTCAAACCATACATTTATTTGCTGTTCGTAACTCATTATTTCCCAAATACAAGTAAACCACGTCTGTACGTATTAATCACTTTTTTAACTTCCTGAAGCACAAACCAGGTATTGAGTTCTAGCTTACCACCAAGCACTTTAGCCAATGCAATAAGGGTTTTACCTTTATAGTATTTAATGTAAACCAAATCTTCTAGCTCAGTACCATTGAGCCATACTTCATCTGGAGACTTTAACAGCTCTTCCAAACCAGCCAATAATTTGCCTTTATCACCTTGCTCTGCAACAATAGCATTAACGTTGCTGGTATTAACCAGTAATGGTCGTTTGTTGTAATCTCTAAGCACTTTTAAATCATCAACTATTTCTAAGGCATCAAACCACTCTGTTACTGTGTTTTCAAACTCAGGCACTTCAGTAGAAGCTACTTTTTTAGCTTGGCTGTAGCTTTGCAAATCAAAATCTGAAGCTCCAAGTTTATTAAGCAGTTTGCTAGACATACCAGGAAACTTATGTACATACATTTGGTTAGCTGCAAAGACTTCACCAATAGCTCCACGATTAACGCCCCAACCTTGTGCTGCTTCTTTAGAAAACGATGGACTGTTTATATAGGCATCTGCTTTGGCTTGCATTTGCGCCAGCTTAGACACGTCAAACTCATTAGGTAAACGTGGTGCAACATAGCATCTGCAATTCCAACCGTTTGGAGGAAATATTTTAAGCCATCGAGGATCGTTGGCTGGCAAAATGAGTCCTTCCAACAACTGGTGTGAGTGTCTTACATGCTCATCACCAACAGTTTTATATTCCCAATACGGAAAAATATGTACTTGCTTAATAAGTCTGTGGTAAGTTGCAGCAGCTTCACCAGTTAATACAGCTGTGTTGTACTCGGTTTCTAACCAATCTTTGTTGTACACACCAACTAGCTTAATGGCTTCGTTGTAAAACTCGCTGAAGCTTTTACTTTTTCTAAACAACTCATTTAAGGCTTGAATTTGCGCTAGTGTTTTTGCGCCAGCAAACTTAAATAAATTTTGCTCAAAGGCTGTAAGTAGCATTGGGTCGTCAATATCATACTCAAAACCTGGTGCAAAACTCAGCGTTGTAAAATCTTTATGCCAACCCTTTTTAAAACCTTTTAAAAGGCTTTTAATAGTATTATTAAACAGTGCAAAATCAAACGTCATTTTGCCATGTGTAGCATAAATACGTCGTATTAACTCATCATCATTATGCGTTGGCGTAAAACCAAGATTAATGGTGTGGTGATGTCCAAGGGTTGCTCCAGTCGTCTCCGCTGGAGCGTTCAAAAAAAAACGGACAATGCGTTTGTACCAACTTAGTTTCACTTCATCCTCTTCAGGATCTTCATTTGCTTTTTTAGGGTCAACTTTTTTGTTGGCTTCAGGATCTTCTGTTTTAGCATTTTGAATGCTTTGCTTTATGGCCTCACGTTCCTTTTTTAAAGCCTCGTAGTTTTCAGGCTTTGGGATGCTGTAGGTTTCATAAAAGAAATCATCTTCAACTGGTAAGTTTAAATCTGTAACCAATGATTTGTGAATCTCATAGTTTTCCTTTTTATCCAGGTCAACTTCATCACCTTGAATCATAAACTCACCACCTTGAGTGTTAAAGCCAGCAGCTTCCAATACTTTTATAAAACGACTGTTAAGTACTTTGCGAGTAAAGGTGATATCACTTTCATGTTTGTTATCATCTTGCTCACCATGCGTTTTGCTTTGTGCATAACCACTAGTGTCAGAGCTTTCAACCGTTTCAGTAGTACCAAGTAATGATTTACTAATCTCTTTATTTAAAAACTTAATAAAGTCATTATGTATAGTGCTTTGACCATTTGCACCATCCATTAAGTTTACTTGCGTACCATCAGGACGTACAATAACACCACCAGCTCCAATGTTTAAACTTTCCTGAAGCTGTACACGTTGTGCTTCGTCAAAGCCATCCCAAACTGCATCAATAATTGGTCTGCCAAATACTTGTACAAACATAGCATAATCACCAACACCACCACGTTTTAAAATGGCATATTGCGCAGCTTTAAGTAGTAAGCCTAAATCTTTTGGGTTGCCAACTTCCATAACGGTTTTGGCATAAATACCTTCACGTATGTTTATACCATCATCACCAAGAGCTTGGTATGCAACAATGCCTAAATGTGGTCTGTAGTTTAAACGAGGCAATAAGTTTGCTGAGACTTCCCATTTGCCACTATGGTTTTTCCAAAATTGTGGCTCCATAATAGAGTAACCCCAAAATTTGGAGTTTATAATTTCGGCAACCAAATCATCAAAGCCAACGCTATCAATTACATTGTTAATCTCATCAACTGGTTTACCTTCCTTATCTACAAATTGCCAGTTGGCTGTGGTTACAGCATCAATACGTTTACCAATTACAGCTTCAACATGGCCATCTAAAACTACATCAGCATAGAGATCATACAATAAGGTTCTGCGAGGTGTTCTAGCTTCAGCACTTTGTAAAGCCTTGCGCCATTTTGGTATATCTTGCTCAGTTCTGCTAACTGGACGTACTTCAATTTTTTGTATTACTATTGGAGCAGTTCCACCTCCAGGTGGTGTAACGTTTTTCTCCTTAAATAAAGTTTTAGCCATTATAAAGCGTTTTTAATTTAGTATTTTGTTTCTCGTTTGGTTTCACTGGTTACATGAAACGAGGTATCTAATCCTGTAGTGGTATTTAGTGGCCAACCATAAGGCACAGTTTTACCACTTTGTACATCTTTAAGCCATTTTATAGCTGAGTTGTATCGGCTTTCTCTAAAATCATCATCAGCTGCTGCATTAGCCAATGTGATAAAGTGCCAAGTAGCTATATCTTTTAACCACATGAGTAAGGTTTTATCTCTTGCAGAGCCAGTTTCGGCAAAAATGGTATCAATATCATAGCGTGACAAATAGCCTTTGGCTTCACCAATAGCAGCTGCAATAGCCTCATCAATTAACGTGCTGTCGCTTCGGCTAATGGTTGTAATTTGCTCAGTGTATAAATGTGTTTTTAAGTCGGCTTCTAGTAGCATAATTAAAAGTGTTTTGCAGAGTTTCTGCGTTGATATTTTTGTGTTGAAATTAAATTCATATTGGCAGATGTTTTGCTATCTACAACCCATTTTGCACCTTCAACAGCATCAGGAGCATCATCATTGGCTCTACTTTTTGGTGAGAGTGCTAAAAATTGACCTTCAGCTGCTTGCATTTCTTCAGTATCTCTAAGCTGCTCATTAAATACAAGTTTACCAGCTCTGTTTATAGGTTCAAGATTACTCTCAATCCTGTGGTACTTATCAGGCTTTTTACGCTCATCTGCTTTAGGATGTATGGCCACACCATGACGTTTGTTGGCTTCTTTTATTTCAAGCTTAATTGGGTCGTCAATCCAAGGCCATTCAATATAATAGTAGATTGGTACTTTAGAGCCAAAGTCTTTTTGTATTTCGTAGTTCCAATCCAACATTTTTGCAGTGGTGGTTTGAGCGCAATGCATACGTAATACATGGTATTCGTTTTTCCATCTACCAATTAGAGCTGTAGCTTTATAGTCGCCTTTTTTCTTGTACGATGGATCTGTATAAGCCACCAGAAATTTATAATCTCGTAATGGTCGCATTTTACCATAAGTAAGACTCTTAAACACCTTACCAAGCACAATAGGTGTGTTGTAGTATTCCTTTTGAATGGAAGCCCAACTCATGGTTCGTAAAGCAATATCAATAAGTGCTTCTGTGTTTTTTTGTGGCCAAGAGCTGTTGCCTTCTTTGTCACGAATATTAATAACATCAGCCTTATCAGCTTTTTTTATGGCTCTTTTAATACAGCAATTTTCAGCAAT